AGTTTCCAAATATCCCCTCTCTTAACTATGCTTTCTTTTACTTCAGGTATTTCATCATCATCAATTAATCCTGCTTCAGCTATTTTATCATCTTCATTTTCCCAAACGTCTAAACCCCATTCTGCAAGTTGAACGCTATCCCATTCGTTCGCTAGTATATCCCATTCCCATTCTCCTGAAGTAACATTGTCTTTTATGATTATTGCATCACAATATTCCAAGTAAGTTTTAGTTTCTCTTTCTTCTTCTATTGCAACCTTATTCATGTCATCACAATCAGCTTGAGTAAACATATCAGTCCATATTTCCTTCTTCCCTAAATCTATTGAAGCCTTTAGCCTCATATTCCCACCAAGCACCATCATATCTACATCAACAATAACAGGTCTTAACTTCATATATCCTGGCATTGTTCTTATGCTATGCTTTAATGTTTTAAACTTATCATTCTTAATAATTCTAGGATTCTTGGGGTTTCCTTTGACCTTACTGATCTTAACTTGTTGCTTCATAGTATATAATAGAATTTAATGTTATTTATTTAGTAGTCCTCATTTATCCCTCTGTCGCCTATAAGTTTTTCTTTTGCTCCTGCCCAAAGACTATCACCTCTTTTTTTTTTACTTAAAGATTCTTCTGTCCTTTTAAGACTTGGGATTCCTTCTAAGGGTTCTGAGTCCATATATTTTCCACAAGATTCGCACAAAGCCTCTTTGGTCTGCCATTCTCCGTCTACATGAATTATTGTAGCTACTGATAGGTCTTTAGTCTTTCCACATTTACATTTGTATAAAGTCATGACTGCGCTCCTGTTGGTGATAAAGCTCCAGTTCTAGTCTTAGAAGTTAAGACATCTAGCTCAAAGTGCAAATGATGTATAGCCTTCCTAATATCTTCAAGCCCTCCATCCTCATGTTTGTTCTTTGAACGCAAGAGATATGTAACAGCCGTTCCGATATTATAGCTTAGGTCAAAATTAGATACGACATCTTTTGCCATATATCCATTCTTGCCTTTGTAGTATTCAGGTATTTCGTCTTTCATAGTTTCATAGTGATTAGTTGGTATTGGCATCTTCTATTTCGTTTAGTAATTGAGTAGGTGTATAAATTGGCAAGTCATCATTGTAGTTCTTGTATATGCAAGTAAAGTGTTCGTTCTTACCTTTCTGCCAAGTCCAAAAAGTTTTAGTGGACTTTTCAATTTGTTGTTTTAATACCCATTTGATGGTCTTGTATTTTCTTTTTTCTATCATTATTTCTTTTGTTTAATTTAGTTCTACTATCTTTTATATATTTTATTGGTTGTGCAAATCCAAACATCATTTTAAAAGTTCCCATTGTTTCAGGGCAGTATAGTTTACTCATTGTATTTATTATATAGTTTCTTTATTCCATCAAAGCAAGTTGAGATACAAGAGCCACAATTAGTTCCTGTTCCATAATTAGTCATATAAATAGTATTGTACAAAGTTATCATTCTTTTTTTAGCTTGTTGGTCTTTTGCTCTTCCTGTTTTTAAGTCTTTCCATAAGTCTAGGATTTCATCTATCATTTCTTGTGGCAAGTCATCAGGAGCTTCCATTACAAGACTTTTACTCCAATACTTCTGAGGACATTCCATTGGTGCAATTCTAGCTTTGATTTTCATGAAACATTTACAAACGGTACAATTCCCTAAAAGACTAGAATAGTAAACGCATTCCTTACAGATAGCCATTCTATCTTCATACACGTTATTAGGAACAAAAAACTTATTCATTCAATATAGATTTTAATAATGTTCTCACCTTGTCTATTGTGGTAAATAAGCTGTTGCGACTTATTCCTGTTTTCTTTGCGAGTGAGTCTAATGTGTTCCCATCATAGTAGTACAACTCGAAAACCTTTCTGTCGTACCAGTACATCTCACCTAAAGCTGCATCGATTTTATCCAGCTTTTGAAATCCTATATTTTCAACGACTTCTTCAGGTATATTATAAAGGTTTTTATTTGGAGTTACTTCACCTGTTTCTATTATGTCATAAGTTGCGTTGCTTGTAAACTTATCAATGTGAGTGTAGTATTTTTTGTACTTATAATAAAAAGGACTTCTTACGCTTGTCAAAGACCTTCTTAAAACTACTGCACCATAACGTGTGATTCCATCCAAGCCATCTTTTTCATATATTTTCTTTAGCGTGTCAGGATTCATCTGAAGAAAGTAAAGCATACATTCCTGCACCGCATCTTCAACTTGGTCTTTATCATGAGTCAATCCATAGCACATTGTCCTGAACTTATCACTTAGCTTTGATATTTCAAGATATATCTTATTCACTTGGTTCTTCTAAGTTGTCTATTTTATCTACTGTATCAATTACCATTTCATTAAGAACTGTTTTGTATGCTCGTATTACTGCTCTGTTTTTATTAGTTTCAAGACCTGCAAAGAATCCATTTGTTGCTACTGATACATTAATAGGAATGATGACTAACCAGTCATACCAATTATTTTCTGAAGTTCCTGATCCGTATGAATTATGGTAGTCAATGACAGTTTCTAAAACATCTAGGTAGTTATGGTATCTGCTTTTTGAACTTACATCTTTAGCAAACTCCTGGCACATAGTGAGATAAGTTTCAATTATTGCTTTGTGTTCTTCACTTGCATAAATTGGCTTTATCATTTGCCAAATTTAAGAAAACTTTTATTCTATTCCTTTATCTTTTTTTAATTTATCAACAGCTTCTTTGTAATAACTTATTTTTTCTTCATAATCTATACGGCTAACTTTCATAATTGTTCTAGCTTTAAGCTCTAATTCTTCAGCAGTTCCTTCACCATACTTTGAGTCTAATGCTATAGAGAATTTATACTGTTCGCCCTGTCCAAATAGATTGTCTGCTGCTGACTGTGGTTGAACATTAGTATCGCACCAACGAGTTGATAGGTGTTTTCTTGACATAAAATGACCTGCGTGAATGTTCTTGTAATGATAAACCCTTCCTGAAGTGAAGCATTGTACTAAGCCCTCATCAGTTGCATCCCTAAGCCTTATGTAAAGACTGAACCATTTATCAAGTTCTTTTTTTAGTTTGTTAATTGTTTTCATATACGCTTAATCAAATCAGCAACTATTGTCCAATCCTCATCTATGCTAATATCTTTATTTTTATATAATTCACGCAATGAATTTAAAGCTGCATCAAGCCTTTGTTTCTTTGTTTTATTAGGATTATTTACAGTTATAGGTAGTCTGTCTGTTAAATCCCATTCAATAACATTTCTTCCTGTTACTCTACATTCTCTTGTTCTAACCTCACATATAACCCCTCTATCTCTTAATTCAGATATTCTCTTCATACAATCTCTCCCACCATTATTATAGTTTATTGAATGCTGTACTTCACTTGCTGTACATGGTGCAATTTTCATTATAGCTTCAAATGTTTCAAATCTTCTCTTTGATAATAAACCAGAATTTTTTATTTCATTGTAGCAATCTATTGATGTTTGTCTCATATTCATTTTAATAGTTTTAAGGGTTCTTGATAATATAATGTTTCTTGTTTTGGTTTTCCTAAAGTGTGAACTTCATACCAAGCATTGTCTATCACTTTCTTATGTGCATAAGCCCAACGATAAAAAGTTCTGATATTTAAAAAGGGTTCGTCTTTACCAAATCTTACACCTAATCTAAAGGCATCTTCAATTTGATTAAAGGTCATATTGCCGAACCTCTTTTCTTGAATTAAGTCCTGAGCAAATATCTTGCTTAGACTAGCTAAGGTCTTTCCATCAGTATTATGACCTATTTCTACTTTAGTGGTATTCAATAAATCATATACCTTTTCAGTAAGTTCTTGTAAGTTTTCTTGTTTTAATGCTTTCATTCGTAAAATTCTATTCCGTTATCACCTATCCAGAGGTGTTCTGTATCATCAACTTGCTTTTGAACTAAACAACTTGACAAAATTAATAAAATAAAAATAGTCATTATTGTTTTCATAAATATTCTTTTCCTTTTAGGTATTCGTTAATTTGAGAATCTATCTTTGACATAGTTGGTTTTTTATACTGTCTTTTCTCCCAAGTTATAACTGCTTGTTTCCAGTCTTTCATTTTATTCTTTCCAATCATCCAGCCTTTAGATTCGTAAAAAGATATAAATGCTTCTGCATCTACATTATTTTTCCGCTCTTTACAATAATTTTCAACATCTAAAATAGTGGGCTTATTAAAGTATTTATTTATTGTTCTTATTTCTTTATTCTTATTAATAGAAGTTAAGTTTGTAGCTGACAAGTTGTTTAGTAACTTAACAACTAGTTGTTCATTTA